ATGTCTGACCGTATGGATTAAAAATCCATATGGTCAGCATCATGCTGTTTGTATGGACTATGATGCCCCGGGGCATCAGTCCACTCAACCAGACATTAATGTCTGACCGTATGGATTAAAAATCCATATGGACCAGCATGATGCTAGATGTATGAAACGTGATGCCCAGGGGCATCACACCACACAGCTAGACATTAAAACGATTTTTTGATGACTTCACTAATAATGGCTTGTTCGGGAGTTAAATAGTAATATTTATTATCCCGTTTTTGGTCACTAAATAATCTCATCAATATTTCTATAACAATACATATTCCCAATTGATTAACATATTCCGTATTTGCATTTGTATATGTAGTAGAGCCAATCAATGTATTTAGCAATTTAATTACTTTGTCTTTTCCGGCATCATCTATTCTTGCGCCAATATTATTACGTTTTTCTGTCATGTCTTTGACTTTGAATACCATTTCCCGTTCATTTGTTTTTTTAGAAACAAATGGTGTTATAAATCCGACCAGGGAGAACATATTTAGGGGACTTCTTTCTACTATAAATCTGCGAAGTTCTCCTGCCATAAAAGAATAATCTTCTTGGTCGCCTTCTACCCATTTACCGGTTTCCTGATTTTGCATAATCAATATAAGTGTATCATCTTTAATACTAAGCATTCCTATCGTTTCATCCTTCCGTACTATACGTTCTCTTAAATAGTCATATATTATTTGTTCTCTGGGAGAACTAGGGACATTGTTTTCAGTGAAAAAATGGTTTATAACATCTAGTTTTTCCTGAAATAGAAGTGTCTCCATAAAATGCAGCACAATATATTTTTGGAAAAGTTCATCCGTTATACCAAACTCCGTTCTAATTTGTTGTATAGGAAGGTCGTGTTCTATGGTTTGTACATCGGTTTTCTTGGGTTTACCTTTACCATCGCCCTTTGTTTTTTGCTTTTCGATGTATTTATTTTCCGGTTTAGAATAGTGATATATCATTCCCGCATGTTCATACCAATCATGTTCTCCTTTTTTCAAATAAGTAGTATGTAATACACCCTGTTTGGATGTTTTAGGGTCATCTGTTTCTATTCCATCCAAACATATGTTTAGCCTTGTCATTATTTCGGAGAACCCGGATGATTTAGCAGGAGAAACTGGGGGGTTAGCAACCATTTCAGGTTTACTGGGTTCTTCTGGACCCTCTACCTCTCCTGGTTCGGCGGCGGCCGCGGCAGCGGCCCCGGGTCCCTCCGGGACTTTAGTCGGTATTGCACGTGCCTTGGCCGGTTCTATTTTTCTTTCCGATTTATCGATTTCGAGTGTTATATGACTGCGTTTATATTCAATGGGTGTAGTTCTCTCATAAATACTCGCATTTTCATATGTTATTTCCGTCGGTTGAAATACATAATAAGCGGTTTCCGTATTTTTATCGTATTTGTCGATTAATCTGCCGGTTCTCCCATATGCATCTATTAAATATTCGTTTTTGTTGTTTATCAATAGCGAAAGGGCGCTATATATCTGTTCAATAGGATATTGTTTCACTATATTTATCGCATTAATAAGATGTTCTCTCTCGTAATATGCATGAGTTAAATATGGAATAGTGGCGTCTTCTTTATTCGGCATACGTTCTCGGAATAAGTCGCGTATATGTTTTACAATCCGTTCTTGGTTGGTTTGGGCGAATGTATTGTTATAGTTCTCCATCCGGGGTTTTATTTTTTTGAGTTCTTCCATAGGAGAACATACAAACTCACAATTCGCCATATAATCACACATTTCACTATAGGGTCTATCGCCTATTTGGAATGGTATTTTCTGTTTGTATCTAGAAAGTTGAATACTTATATTTTGGTTTTTCGCATTTTGCAACAGTTTTTCTACAGAGAAATTGGTTTGTCCAATATTCAATATACAATCTACTGCTATGGTTTTCAATAAGCGGGTAACTTGGCCGATTTGTATAGCCTTTTTCTCGGCATATCGATATACATATAAATCTACGCTTTCTTCTGTTGGAGAACCTTCTATTTGAGGTAGCGTGGTTCCATGTAAATAGATTTCTACATTGCGTTTTATGAAGTCCAAGTTGCAATGGCTTAAATTACGCACGGCGCGACCGATGATTTGTTCTATACGGTTCATATTGTACCACGGTTCCATTATATGGACTTGGCGAACATTTTTGAAATCTAAGCCTTCGGCACCTGCCCTAGAAAGTAATACAACCTTTATATGTTTACCATCTTTGTTGTCTTTGGTTGTTAACGCTTTTATATCTGCTGCATTATTGTGCGAAAACGACTTGTCTCCGGTAATCATTACATATTTGGCCGGATGAAATGGCGCGTCTTTGGTTTTCTTCTTCATTTTATAATCCACCGGGTCAGTGGGCGGTTTGTCAAATAAATTGGGAGTATTCGGCGTAGATCCATATCGAGTAAACCCCATTTCTTCTAAAGCAAGTGCCATAGGAACCAATCCGCCATCAATATATTGCGAATAGACAATGATAATACCACTACCTTCACTTATACAGTTACATATTTCACTTATTTTGGCACTATACTTTGCGATTTTTTGTGGACTGAAAATACGTTCCTTTATATCGGGTTTATAGGAGAACTTGTATTTTAATCGCATCATATTTTGGTTCTCTTCTACGAAGTTCATTGTATTTCTCAACCCGTTTTCGCCAACTAATGCTCTTGCGATTTCGTCCTCGTCATCGTCTCCATCCGCACCGGATGAGGAAGCCGAAGATTTATTGGACGGTGTTGCATTCAATATAGAATTGGGATAGACAATATTTAGCGATTCAATCAATAGTTGCAATGTGGTATAACCAAATGATTCCATGTCTTCAAATGCGGGCATTTTACGGAGTTTACCCGTAATATTATATTGGTCAGTGGATTTCGATTTCATTTCTTCCAATATCCGTTTGTATCCACGGTATTGTATGTAGTTGGGGTTCAGTTGCGTAGTGAATATATCGATATATTTAATTCCATCGTTTTCATCAATAGGAGAACCATTTATTTGAATAGATGGATATGGATTATTTAGGAGAATATGGTCGGTTTCTGCAAATTGAGTTGGATATACGCGGTATGGAAATGTATATGGGTTCTCCCCGCGGACATAGGAAACATATCCAGTAAGTTTGCGTATTAATAAGGATTTACCTTCTTCTGTTTTGGTTCCATCGGACAATGTTTTAGCAGGTTTCCAACCACCGGCATTATCAAATACATCGGATACTTTTATGATAGCCCGTTTGTCATTTATATTCATCAAATTAGTCAACCATATAATTTCTTGGTAAGAATTAAACATTGGCGTAGCGGAAAGAAGTAAAAAACGCATATTGTGCGAATATTTAGCGACTTTCATTAGAAGTACCGCAGTCTTTTTGCGCTCCGCATTATCGTCGGAAATACGGATATTGTGCACTTCGTCAATAATAATGAGCCGGTTATCGAATAATTCTCGTATATGTTTTATGAGGAGTTTTTTCCGCTGTTGTTTAGTAAGGTTCTCTATATTGGCGCTTTTTTTAATCGCATTGAATATATAGTTTGTCAATTGTATATAGCCCATAAATAAATAGGAATTATTAATAATACGTTTAATAGAGGATATGACTTTTTCACGTGACAATCCCTTTAGATTGGTCGGATTTATTTCTTTGATGAGCGAGTTGCCTACGCAAGAATTGATATTCCATATACCATCATTTGCATCGCGCCCTTGTATGTACTCTAATTTAGTTTCATCAAACAATTGAAGTCTGAAATTGGATTGAACATTGGGCGAAGCAATCACCAATATGCGTTTTGTTATATTTAATTGTTTCATATAAGAGCGCATTTCTTCTGCTATACCAATAGAACTACATGTTTTACCTGAACCTAGACCATGATATAACAATAAACTATTGTAGGGGGTTTGCATCGATAAAAAGTTTTTGACAAATAATTGGTGTGGCATCAATTCGAACGGTGTTTTACATAATTTATCGGCGTAATCTTCGATGGAATGTATTTCGCCGTCATATTGCGTATCATAGAACTCTTTATGTCTTGCCAATTTAACAATAAAATTGGGGTCATTCAAATGGGGATATAGGAAATCATAGTCATTTTTAGGAGATTTCGCATTTTCTTCATATTCTTTGCGTTCTCTCTGTAATAATAATGCATTTTGTTTATTTTCTTCTATATTTTCCACCTCTGCTTTTTCGGAAGGTTTAGCCCTTTCTTTTTCCATATCCTTTGGTTTAATGCTTGGGCGTATGGACGGATGACCTCGGTCATCATAGTCCATATAACCAGTATCATGCTGGTTCGTATGGATTTTCAATCCATGCGACCATGCATTAATAGAAGACTTAGGTATAACTATATCATCTACTATTTCTGCTGGCTTTATGGGTAGTTTTTTTACAGTTTTTCGACCTCGTTTGGCTTTTACTGCGGGTTCTCCTATTTGCGGCTCTACCGGTTTGCGAGGACCCCGGGGGGCGCGGGTTTTTTTTTCCTTTTTCTCTTTTCTTTCTTCTGGTTCTGGCGAGGGAGCTTCCGCGGGGGCTTCTATCCGAGCTTTTACTGTTTTTTTTACCGGTTTTATTTTGATGGCCGGTCCGGGTTTCATGACAATAGGAAGTATACCATCTTTGATGATTTGTTTTGATACCTCAGGCGCATCAGGTATAACAGTAGGAAACGCAGCAATACTATTTATAGGTTCTACTATAGATTGAAATTGGAGAGATAATGAAGGGTCTGGACCAGGTTCTCCTTCTTTGATTGCTTTTTTGTTTTTACGCGTTCTCTTTTTTGGTTCAATTGGTTCTCCTTGGTTCATTGTATATACTATTACTATATAGTTATATAGTATATACATAAAATCAGGCGTAATTGCTACGAAATAGCTAAATATGCTATTATGTCTGGTTGCATTAACTGGTTCCAGAGGGAATCATAGTCTATACATATAGCATCATGCTCACCATGTGGATTTTTAATCCACACGGTGAGACATTAATCCATACGGTCAGTCAATTACACAACCCTGCAGTACTGTAGTCACAAATGTCTGAAAAGTGGGAAACGACGGCTACATTACGAAAAATATAGTTGGTTTGTTACTAGACAAGAATGTATTTTATTTATAATTTTGATTTTTTCTAAATTATAAGGTCGTATACAAGAAATACACTGGTCTAGTTTTTTCCATCCTATGTCACTCACTTCCGTTTTTTCAAACGGAGGACGATGTAAACTGTCTGAATAGGCAATATTCATCAAATAATATTTGTGTTTATATGATTTGTAATTTGAGCCCGAAAATATTTCTTCAAAAGGCAATATATTGTGCACATTTTTTAAAATAAATGGACTATATCCAGTTTCTTCGGAGAACTCTCGTATTGCACAATCATAATCCTTCTCTTGATTATTTCTGCGGCCTTTTGGGAATCCCCATTCTGGTTCATCCCATTGCTGATATTGCATACTTTCATCTATTAATTTGTCTAATGTGTAAAAGTCATTTTTCATCATTATTCCCGATTTCAAAGCGTTATATTTTTCCATAGAAATCACCTCTTCTGTATTATATTGATTATAAATGTTTTTTTCTCCCCACAAGTTTTTCCATAAATCGGAAAAATGACTAGTCCGCAACCGCTGTTTTTCTTCTACTGTCATTTGTTTCATCATATTGATAATATAGCGACTATTGCTTAATGTATACTTGCCACGCATAAAATCAATATATCCTAAAGTATCTCTACGTCTTATCATTAAATATTCATAATCATTATCCTCGGGATTTTTTCTAAATGCAATTACTCCGAAGCTGGTTATAGGTATTTTACATTGATAAAATTGGTGCCCGGTTTTTCCACAATTATTACAAAACATATCATAATTATGCATTCTTATTCGATGAAACTATCGTATTATAATCATTTGTTTCTATATAGTTTCCTTTTTCGATGTTTTACGATTCATTGGTTTGGGGTCCTCATTATTGGTTTGTAATACATACTATTACACATTCTTATCCAGATATACCAAATGCTATAACAAAACGGAAATATTATGATTTTGTACAGAACTTGCCATTGTTTATTCCCAATTCAGAGATGGGAGACCGATTTAGCCGTTTATTGGATAAATACCCGGTATCGCCCTATTTAGATAACCGTGCATCCTTTATAAAATGGGGGTACTTTATCCACAATAAAGTGAATGTTATGTTAGGCAAAGAGGAGAAGACATTTGAAGAATCCGAGGAAGAATATATGTCCAATTACAAATCAAAACCTATTTATTTAGCCGAAAAACTCAATGTAAAGAAACATTATTTGTATTTTGCTCTTATCGTGTTATGTATTTTTATTGTATATGTTTACTATTAATGTCTGGTTGGGTGAACTGATGCCATCGGGCATCATAGTCCATACAACCAGCATCATGCTGACCGTATGGATTTTTAATCCATATGGTCAGACATTAATATACACAACAACTTATGTCTAGCTGTGTGGTGTGATGCCCCGGGGCATCACGTTCCATACATCTAGCATGATGCTGATCGTAGTGGTTTTTAACCACTACGAACAGACACTTAGTAAACATGGAGAACTATTGCACGAACGAATGAAACAATCGCAAAAATATTTTGCTATTATATAATACAAATGAGATTTGAAATTGTTTTATTCGGAATTGCCATTTTTTTGATGGCAAATATATACAGTGATGGAGCGTATTTAAAAAAACTATTGTCGTGGAAAAAATATTATCAGATGGCTGGAATAGCCTTTGGTGCGTTGGTATTATATTGGCTATTTCGCAAAAATCCATTGCGAGCTCAGCAAATTATATCCGCGTCTAATGACTATTTAAAATATTTACCTGTAGATAGGAATGCATCTATGATGATATCCCCTATATTAGATTTCACTGCGAAAAATGGGTTTACTAACAATCCCGATATAGGATATCCAGTTACTGCTATGCCACAAGTTCGCCAACAAATGTCGCAATACGAAAGAATTACCCAATCGGGGAAAAAAGGGACAAAACGGTCGGTTAGTGAAACAAAAAAGAAGTTTGTGGCGGCTAGTCAAAAATGGTGCTGTGGAAAATGTGGGCGACAATTACCTGCGTGGTTTGAAGTAGACCATAAAACCCGCTTAGAATATGGCGGTAGTAATCATGTGGATAATTTGATTGCATTGTGTAGAGATTGTCACGGCGAAAAAACTGCAATGGAAAATCTGTAATGGCATATTTAGTGTCTGACCGTATGGATTAATGTCTGACCGTATGGATTAA